ATTTTCTTTTAGCTCTTTTTCCATTTTGTTTAGCTCGGCTGTTGCTTTATTTACTTGTGCTTGCCAACCTTGCGTTACCCGATCATTTTCTCCATATTTATTGCTTGCAGCTTCAAGTCCTTTTTGCAGTTCAGCTAATTTTTGTTTTTGTACATCAATTTGTTTATTTAACACCTCATTTCTTGCTGTCAAAGCTCGTATGCTTTTGTCGCTTTCATCAAATTGACTAGCTACCGCTTTCATTTCATAGCCTAGAGCTTTCATTGTTGCATTTATATCCTGTATGGCTTTCCTAAACTCTTTTTCACCTTCTATTCCAATTCGAGGACCGATGTCGTATGCCATATTCTCACCTGCCTTTATAAGGGGATAACATCATCGATTGTAACTTCTTTCGTCAAGCTTTCATATGTTATACCTTTCAACCTCATTATTAATTCATTATCAAATGTCTTTTGGTAAGCTTTATACAACTTCCAAAACTTCCGCCACGTCATATGTCCAACCTGTTTTTCAGTAAAACCCAGTTTATTCATGCCAATATACAAAACCCACGCAAAATCAATTTTTATCTCTCCGATTGGTTCTGATTCTGCGTGGGTATCGTGTTTTTTTCTTCATCTGTTTTTACAGATTCAATTGTTAAACTTTGAATTAACGCCGGTCCATCTTTTAAACCTAGTGCGGATACAATTCTGCCTACTTGCTTATGACTTAAAAAAGCTCTTTTTTCGCCTTTTTCTTCATTCTCAATATCAATACCTTCATTAATCATTTCTTTAAAAATCCATATAAGATCTTTAATTTTTATTTCTTCGCCTTCACCTGGTTCTAAAGCATTCATCCATTTTTCCATACTTCCATACTCTTGTTGTATGGCCTCCATAACATTTAAAGTAAAAGCTATTGGATATTGTTGCCCATTAACCGTAATATGTTTTAAAGTATCTAACATAACAACCCTCCTATTTCAAAAGAGGATGATATAAAATCACCCTCTTTCTGTTATAGTTATGCAATTCCTGCTTTTTGATTAAGATATGCCTTTGCTTCATCTTCCGTATCAAATGTGTTTTCCTTTTTCCAGTCTCCGTTTTCATCTACCATTATTGTTCCTTCCAATACAGGCGTATTAAAAGTTACTGTTTCACCTTTTGTTGAATTAGTATCTGCCGGCTCTGCAAATTGGACCGCCGGAAGCCATATTGCCCTATACTTTCTTACACCATTCACTATCTTTACCCCATAAAAGCCTATTCCAACGATCGGACTCTCATCATCTTTATTAGCTGTTAATTCGCCTGTAGTTTCATCAATTTTATGCCTTAAAAATTCTGTTTGAATAGTATCACTTAAATCATCAACCCCAAGCGTAATAGTCCCTGACTGAAAAGACTTATCACTTTCTGCTAATACATCATCAGCATATAGCTTAACATCGCTATATGTGATTGATATATCCGCTTGTATAGCTTTCGCTATAACCCCAGAGTTTGACTTACTTTTATATACCGGATATTTTAACCCTATTTTGGCCATCTTATTTACCTCCTTACAATGCATAAATTGTTAATTCTATATCTAATGTTTTTCCCATTTCTTCGATTGCCTTTTTCTTAACCCTATTTACCGCCGGTCTTACAAACGGTCTTTTAGGTTGAGTGCTGGTACCGCTTTCCATCGCCCTGGCTTTTAATGCGTTTGGCACACCTTTTCGGTCATATCCATCAAAGCCGATCTTTGTGTTTGTATTACGCGATAAAAAATACAACTATCGGTGCAGAAATCAAACATCAAAGCCGATCTTTGTGTTTGTATTACCCATCGAATCAATATCCGGTGGAGCAATACCAAAAGAATCTAATAAATCACCGGTAGAATATTTCGAACCGGCCAAATTTTTTTCAAGTTCTTTTCTTATTTCGTCTGCAATAGGATTAGCTCCAGCCATAACTACTTTTTTTGCAATCTCCGGAGCATCTTTCCCAAACTTTGAAAGCTTTAAAGCATATTCGTCCAGTCCTTTGATTGTCATTCTTGCCATTATATCAACTCCCACACCCATTCATAATGGATATAACCGGTATCATCTTCATGCTGTATAGAATTCAAACGCCATGATATTTCTGCTTCTGTAAGTTTGTCTTGAATTTGCTCAACAACAGGGTCATATTCAGTTTTTGTGAAATAATCAATTGTACCTTGAATTGAAAAGTCTTCTTTTTTATCATCCGCATTAAGCGAATTTCCTTCGGAATCTTCTGCCCACACGATATAGTTTCCAGTTTGGCCGGTAGCAGAATAGTGAAATACTGGCGGACCTATGGAAACTAGAATATTTTTCAAATCATTCAATGTCATACGGCGTCACCACCTTCACAAGAGTAAGGTCTGTGATCGGTTCTCCACTCTCTTCATCAATGCCGTGATATGCTCTGGTAACTTTGTATTGTTCGCCATCAGCCAGAATAACAATGTTGTGATTGGTAATGCTCCGATTCTGGAGGATGCGGATTCGAGCTGATGTTTCAACCATTTCTTGCATGGCTGCATCTTTTGGAACCGTTTCAAAATTAAGTTCACCATACCAAGATTCATATTTTGGTGTCAGCGTCATCTTCGGCATATCACCTGGTGATGCTACGTTTTTGATGTCATAGACAGTACAGATGCCTCTATCCAGAATCACTGCTGACACGCTCCTTCAGCCACCGCTCACGCCTGGCCAGACGCAACCATTCAGGCATGCCGGCATTCTGGTCCCTGTTCTGGTACCGCCACACTACATAGTCAGCCAATAGAACCTCATCATCCACATTTCCGGCGACAAGTTTGATACCTATCCTGTCAAGCTCAGCATCTGCCGCTTCTATTCTTTTCTTCAGATAGTCATCCAAGGATGTATCAGAGGCCAGGCGGTTCAGCCTGGCCTTGACAATTCCAAGAACGGTTTCTTCGGTGTATGCCATATGGCATCACTCCTTACTCTTTTTAGGCTTTACAGCTTTGGACGTTATAAAATTTGACGCTTCTTTTGTCCTTTTGATATATCCCTTTTGTATCATCTCATCCAAGTATTTACCATCATATTCATCGCCAACATGGTATATCCTGCCGGTATATGGGCATTTAAACCCACCTATCACTCTATGCATGCTCTATCCCTCCATTACTGATTAGCACTATCCTGCGGGAAAGTAATTGAAGTTGTCGGAGCAGTATTGTTAATATTCACAATGACAAATCCTTCGCCGAACACAGGCATACCATCATAACGGGCAGTGCCACGGAATACAGTTTGGTCCTCAGTAAACTTCACATGTTCGGAAGATGCAAGATTTGCGCCAGCCCTTTCAGCAAGCAGATACAAATCTCCATAACCACCAATAATGTCGTTATCAGGCACAAACGGCAATTCAACAATATCACCGCCTTCAATCGGCATGGTGCTGTTGACGCCAGCAACAAGCGCACCGGCAGCATTGAATGTTACAGCTTTAGATAACAGTTTCATTCTGGTCTTTCTGTTCATAGCCCAGAATGTACCCCCAGCGCTGTAGTTGGGCTCTGCAACTCCAAGATACAGAAGAAGTTCTGCAAAGAATTCCTGAGAAGTCATTCCGGTGGGGTCAAACTTTATCAAATTAGTTTCACTGAGATTGGTCCATTCAGGAGCATTTGCACCCCAGTTTGACGGTTTTTCGGTTTGTGCAAGTCTTGTTGCAATACCAAGAGGCATTTTCACACCGGTACCATACAGTATGGCTTTATCTACTGCAAGCCCAATAGCTTGACCAAGTACATCCATAATTTCATTGGCAAGATTAAGGTCGCTATCTTCAAGCGTTGGATTCGGAATTGCGATAAACCCGCCTACTTTGTATCCGTCAACTTCAACCTGGTTAAGACCGAAACTCAATTCATTCAGCTTGCCAACAGCTTCTGTCCAAATTCCTTCCGGTACCGCACCCATGATATTCTGACGAGCTTAACCTCCAACGGGTTTGACACGGATTTTTGTAATAAGCTTACTGTATCTATAAAGATTGTCTCTCAGCAAATCCAGCATTACATCAGGAATGGTTAATTCAGCACCGGTAACAGCCCTTTTTTCACCTTTAAATTCGCGAACACGAACCAAAAATTCTTTTACGTCCTCTCGATTAATAAAAGTATCAATCTCACTTCTATTCATGCCTTGAAAAAATCCTCTTCTCATTCTTACCTCTCCACCTTCCTCTTTTTTTCTTTCATGACTTTCAATTTTTGGTACAGGGTTTGACGCCCTGCTGTTAAGCTCATCGAGCTCTGCTTGAAGCTTTTGGATTTCATTCTCTAATTTTTGCTTTTCATCTTCATGCTGTTTGAGTTCCTCGTTAAATGTTTCCTGCTCTTTCTCAAATGCCTCAACCGATTCATCAACAGCATTCTTGTCCTCTTCCGGAGTTTCATCCGTAATTTCATTGATAGCTTCCTCTAATTCTGCCTCGCGTTTCTGAAGTTCAGCTTTTCGCTGTTCAAAATCTGCATCCTTTGATTTGAGATCTTCAAGTTTCTTTCTCAAATCCTGAATTTTCTTAGTTATTACTAATTGTCTCAATGCCATTTTTTTAACCTCTCCTTTCTTTCATTTTTCCATTTTTCTATTTGTCTCTTTTTAATTTGTTCAAAATCTTTCTTCCGGGCCTGCACAGAGGTGTCTTCGTAGGCTGGGAATGTAACAACTGAAACTTCATAAAGCTTAACGCGCTTGATTGTCCAGTGAACCGATCCATCGTCGTTATATGCAGTATCTTCTTCAAGAATGTCAAAACCAAAGCTACACTGGTTCACGTCTCCACGCTCAACTCTGGCATACAAGTTCATGGCATCCTGGTCCTTTTCGTTAATTTCAATACGCCCCCACAGTCCACGACTATCAACTTTGAGCTCAAGAGTACCAGCCTTATTTCGTCCAAGCACTAACGTCGTATCATGATTAATCAACGCCCGAATGTCATCACTTAAAGCATCATCAAAAGCATGTGGATCAATGCTCTCTGTAGCTCCCGGCCAAAGTTCATATGTATCGCCAAATACTGCGAAATAACCTTCAATGTACTTTTTATTATCAGTTTCTGCAGCCCGAAATTGTGTAGCTTGGCATCGCATCTGGCGAGTCAATCTATTTTTCTCCACTTTCATCACCACCTTTTATGCGGTATCTATTCCATACACTCCGTCCTTTGTGATATAAGGGTCTGTTTTTGCTATGAATTCACTTTTGCCATATTTTCATCTACAACGGGTTCTCCTGTAGACTCAAACAATCTAAATCTATTTCCAGCCCTTATTTCTTCAAACTCAATATCAATCCATTTATCACCTACTAAAACCTCTGCTCTCCTTAAATCATTCACCTTCATCACCTCCAATCAGTTTCTTCTGTTTGCCCAGCATGCTGGCCGGAATATAATTTTCAAGAGCAAGCAACTCATCCATCTCAGGATCCGGGGACATTCCAATCCAGTCACGCCACTCATTCCTACGCATAGCCATACGGTCCACCATTGCAGAACCGGCGGATACAATATCTTGCAAACTATACGAATACAAACTTCGTGGATTAAACCGCCAGTATAGGTCTGGCGAGTACAGAAGTTTCCGGGTAAGTTCCTGTTCAATGGCCTTTGCTTTTCCAAGTATCCTGGAACCAATGAAGTTGTTGTATTCCTCTCTATCGAAGGAACCCACACCAACCAAAAAGGGCGGTACGCCGAATATTCCAGCGACCGTCCTTTTGTCGAGCTCTATATTTTTTGCTATAGCAAGATCATTAAGTGTTAATGGTTTAACCTGTTCTACACTGAAAGCTTCTGCTGGGATAAACCATGGCCGACCGTTTTCACTGGCATCAAGGTACTGCTCGGATAACTTTTTTCGTCCCTCTTTGCTTGCAAATTCCTCTGTCAATCCATCGACTTTTACAATGATTGAAGGAGCTGGACTTTCAAGTAATGCTTGCTTTGTGGCAGTAGCTTGTTTTAGTCCCTTAACAATATCCCTCAATACTACCTTATAACCTGTGCCTACCCATGGCCGTTCAGGGTTTGGATTAATTACAAAGTGCAGAACCTCGTCCGGAGAAAAAGTTTTATCTCCATACCTGATTATATAATCATCGGCAGTATCTACAAATGTAACCTGTGAAGGCTTTAAAGGTTCCAAATTTTCCAAATATCCATCTGCCGTATACCTTGGATACGTAACCTGGTTCCCATTTCCTTCTAACATTAAAGTCCAAACAAGATTATATATAAAAGCCTTTCGAGTCATCCATTTATTTGGTTCAATATCAAGCTTTCTGGACAATTCGTTCTTTACTCTTACATCCCCCCGGTCTGTGTTCTGCATAAGATATATGGTCATATTACTAATTAAATCCGCATATATATCTACACACATTTTCACTTCCGGACAATTAGCAAGCTTTGTGTATCCATTTGTGACCAGGATATCATATGCATCCGGTGAGCAAAGCCATACCATACTTCTTTTCTGTGGAGCGTCTCTACTCTGATTATTGGGTTTTCTTTTTTTACTCATCTAACCACCCCTTTGCTTTTTGCGACTTTTCTAAATTTTCAAGCATACGAACACAGGCAAATACAGCTGCATCAAATACATCAATACGATGTGTTTCTTCGACTTTTTCGTACTGGATCATATCGTCCGTTTTTTCTATTGCACGGACATTGGCCACACAGTATTCAAACGGTTCAGCGCCAAAATAATAGAGCTTCCCGTCCTTCGCCTTTTTCTCAATATGACGGAAGCCCTCCGACTTTTTGTAGTAATATTGCGGTTGGTCAACAATTGTAAAACCTTTTTGTTTCATGCCAATAAAGTATTCTCTGCAGAATTTTCTATCATGGCCGACTTGCTTAATCTTGAATCCATCTTTTCGCATCTTATCAAACCAGTTCACCACATCAGAATGGTTTACTGTTGGATTATTGCACATATCGAGCCAGCCATCATCCTGCCAACCAAATAAAGGGATATTGTCCTCTTCGGCTTTCACATGTGCCGCTACAATCGGGAACCAGCAATGCGGAATAATAATATCAATATCTTTGTATGACCCATAAAGTGCGGACGTTGTTAAGTCATGCAACTTTGACAGGTCCGCACCACCATACCAATTAATTGATAGTGCTTTCACAAATTCAAGTTTTCTCTGCAATGGCCATGACGGGTCTATGCCTAAATCTTTTTCAGCTTTTCGATTACTCACCTGAAATTCAACTAGATTAAAATATGCCTTCATTGAGGATGTATATATATTTAAAGACTTCGCAAGGAAATCTTTTCTTTGCTGGGGATCGTTCTGCGCTTGAAGCGCATCATTCATTATGTCAGCTGGCCGGATCGTCACTCCATAACTTGGATTTGCCTTTTCATGTTCAATTGGGTTGGTATAATCTACATTGCCGTTCTCATCTTCATCTGCTTTACAAATAAAAATAAAATAAGCATCGTCTTGTACAATGCCGTCTAAAACTTTTTGACAATATTTCAAACGCTGATAACAAAAGCTGGTTACATCGTCACCAGCAGTAGTAATACCAATTACCAATTTATTTGTATAAGCCTTTGTTGCTTCTTTTAAAATGTTATATTGCTTTGGTGATTTGTAAGCGTGCATTTCATCAGCAATAACGATATTGCAGTTGAAACTGTCTTGTGCATCCGGGTTACCAGCCAGGGCTTCAAGATGTATCATGCCGCCATCGAAATCATCGTGGGAAATAGAGTGCTCCATGTTGTTGTCAAGAATGCGCCAACCATCAGCTATAGCGGTATTTTTATCTGGATACCAAACCTTAGTCAGATTGTAAATCCAATTTTCAAAACTCTTCATTGCCTGTTTAAGTACAGCACCAACGACATATACTGTCGAACCACTCTTGCGTTCCAGGATGCCGAGTGCCCAAGCCAGTGCTGAAGCAAATATCGTTTTACCGTTTTTTCGAGGAATAAAAATAAATGCCTCTTTAAACCGGCGCTCATTTGTACCAGGAATATAAAAAATCAAAATTGCATATATAACAAATTTCTGCCAAGGTTCCAATAATAATGGTTTCCCTCGCAAAGGAGTACCATCAAGAGCCTCTCCTTGCCGATGTTTAAAAGTTTTTTGAATGATATCAATAACAAAGTCCGCATCTTTTGTGCGGACCTCCCATTTACCTGATTCAATGTCATCAAGAAATCGCTTACAACATTGTATTCGTTCCTTATTTGCTAAAATTTTTCCACTAACAACGCCTTGAGCATACTCTAATACCTCCGCAACGTATTTTCCTTTTAATTTCATTTGCTACTCAACTCTTTAAGCATTACTGATAAACCTGATTCTTTTTTCTTTTTGAAGGCGGCCTCATCAGCTTTGAGCAAGCCCTGCGGAGTGAGTCCAAGCTGTGCGGCATATGCCAGGATATCCTTCCGGAGCGTTTCAAGGGTTGTTACAATAGGAGCTTTCTTAGTACCTGTATTTGTATATTCATCAAACTTATAATCAGATTCTATAAAGCGTTCAGTCAAAATTTTATACTGTTCCCGGAGTTGTGAGTATACCTCAATAATTGGTTCAAATTCAGGTTTGTATACGCCAAGCGATTTCATATGATCCCTTGTTTGATTAATTATGCTTTTTGGTCGTCCCATCTCATCAACTCCTTTCCATTTTTTGGTCTAATAAAATTTTCACCTTTTGCCGGAGAGGGAAAGAGGGCCCAGCGCCAGTCCT